ATGGAGTTAGAAAATGGATCAAAGATATTGGCAGCTTCTACATCTGCAAGTGCTGTCCGAGGCATGTCGTTCAATATCATTTTCCTCGACGAGTTCGCCTTTGTCCCAAATCATATCGCAGAAGCGTTCTTTAGTTCTGTTTACCCTACTATTACTTCTGGTAAGTCCACGAAAGTAATCATGGTTTCAACCCCATGTGGTATGAACCATTTCTATAGGTACTGGCATGATGCACAAAGAGGTAAGAATGAATACACTGCTACTGAAGTCCACTGGTCAGAAGTACCTGGTAGGGATGCTAAGTGGAAGGAACAGACTATTAAGAACACATCTGAACAACAGTTTAAGGTTGAGTTTGAATGTGAGTTCTTAGGATCTGTCGATACTCTCATCAGTGTCGTAAAACTTAGAAATCTTGTGTTCGAGGATCCAATACAGAATAACGGTAAAGGGTTGGTCGTCTATGAAAACCCTGTGAAAGGTAATGACTACATTATCACGGTTGATACAGCTAGGGGGATAGATCATGATTATTCTTGTTTTGTAGTATTTGATATTACATCATTTCCACATAGGACTGTAGCGAAGTATAGGAATAATGAAATTAAACCTATGCTATTTCCTAATATTATTATGGATACTGCAAATGCATACAACCAAGCTTATGTATTAGTTGAGATAAATGATATAGGAGAACAGGTAGCATCTATCCTTAATTATGATTTAGAATATGAAAATTTATTAATGTGTGCTGCTAGAGGTAGAAATGGTCAGCAAGTAGGATCAGGATTCTCTGGCACTAAAACCCAAATGGGTGTTAGGATGACACAGACAGTTAAGAAGTTAGGTTGTTCTAACTTGAAAACTTTAATGGAAGATGATAAGATAGAAACACATGATTATGATATTATCGCAGAACTAACAACCTTTGTACAAAAGAAACAATCATGGGAGGCAGAAGATGGTTGCCATGATGACCTTGCAATGTGTCTTGTTATATTTGCTTGGTTAGTAGCACAAGACTACTTCAAGGAAATGACTGACACTGATGTGCGGAAGCGTATCTATGAGGAACAGAAGAATCAGATCGAACAAGATATGGCTCCATTTGGTTTCATATTGGATGGTATTGATGATGAAGATGAGTTCGTAGATGAGGAAGGTGACAGATGGGCAAAGGTAGATGAGTATGGGGATCGGTCATATATGTGGGAGTACAAGTAATGCGTGTTGTTATTGTTAGTGGTGGATTTGACCCTATCCACAGTGGACACATTGAACATTTTAAAGAAGCAAGGAAGTTGGGTGATATCCTTATAGTGGGATTGAACTCTGATGAATGGCTAACTAGAAAGAAGGGCAAACCATTCATGCCAATAGAAGAAAGGATGGCAGTCATTCGAGAATTGAGAATGGTTGATAGTGCTGTAGCATTTAATGATGATAACAATAGTTCTATAGATCTTATTAAAAAGACTTTAGTGTTATTTGATGATGTTCTATTTGCCAATGGTGGAGATAGGACACAAGATAATATACCAGAGATTGATCAATTTGATAAAGACCCTAGAGTACAATTTGCATTTGGGGTTGGTGGAACACATAAACAAAACTCTAGCAGTTGGATCTTAAAGAAATGGAATTCGACTTAGACGAGCAATTTAAACATGGTGATTTACTACTGAGTGAAAGAAGATGTAGAGTCTGTGGTGGTGTCAAGAATTTAATAGAAGGATTTTATATAACACATAAGAAAAGCACACACCTCCCTTCTTCATATTCATATGAATGTAAAGAGTGTACAGTTAAAAGAGTGGTTGCAAGTAGAAAAAGAAAAGAATATGAGAATGGTATTAAGGCAGGTGATTTCTATGAAGAACCAGTTGGATTTGATTACCTTTATCCTGACTGGTAATGTTCACGCACTGTTTCCCCGTTCAAAGCACTGTAAATAATAAATAATCATATAATAAAAATGATCTATAGGGGTTAAAATAAGATGCCACTAAATCTCGCATCTCCTGGTATAGTTGTAAGGGAAGTTGACCTGACCAACGGTAGAGTCGATGCAACATCGACAAAAACTGGTGGACTAGCAGCACCGTTTGCAAAAGGACCAGTAGAGAGTCCTCAGCTCATAGAGACAGAAGCGGATCTTCTGGACACCTATGGACAACCGTATCCTAAGGATAATCATTACGAGTATTGGTTAACTGCTTCATCCTTCCTTGCCTATGGTGGGGTTATGAGGGTGGTTCGAGCAGATGACGAAGAGCTTAAGAATGGTTTTGTAGGATCCGCACTATCGTGCAAAATTAAAAGTCCTGAAGACTATACTAACAGTGGGTACGCTGAAAACACCATCGCTGGTGTTGTATATGCTGCTAAGAACCCAGGTTCATGGTCGAATGGAGTTAAGGTAGCAACCATTGATGGATTTGGAGATCAAGTCTTAAGTGGTATTAAAACTACTGAGGTATTGGGTTATGGTTCAACAACCATTCCAATTCAACCAATAGACCTTAGGGTTGGTTATGCTGTAACTCAGGTAGTTCCTCCAAATACAGTTATTGCTGGTGCTGGTTCTACTAGTGTTCTTGATGGATACTTTAAAGGACAAATCACTGAGGTTGGAAACGCAGCGATTACAGTTAAACTAATATCTCATGTATCAGGTGCTGGTACTGAGACTGCTGTTGATTACCAACAAGGTGGAACTTATCAGTTTGAAGAATCAAGTACACTTGGTATTCATACTGGAGAGATAAGAAGGTATGGTGGTTGGAGAGGTCTTGCTGCTGGAACATATAGTGGCGTTGTCACATATACAAGTTCTGCAGACTGGTTCGACCAACAGGAAATAGCACTTAACAGTGGTGTAAGAATTAAATGGAATACCATTGCTGATAAGCCTGGTACATCCTCTTATGCTTCTACTAGAAATTCTAGATTCGATGAACTGCATGTTGTAGTTTACGATGATAGTGGTAAGATCACAGGAAACTCTGGTTCAGTACTAGAGAAGTTCACTAACTTATCTAAAGCAAAAGATGCTCAGTATTCTGCTGGTTCATCTTCTTACTGGAGAAAGGTAATTGAAGTTGGTTCTGCTAACCTCTTTGCTGGTGGTCCTCCTGCGATAAATCCAAACTTAGGTATTACTTCACAGACTGGAATCACAACTACTGGTTTCGATACTGATAAGTGGGATACATTTGGAGATGGTGGATGGGATCAGGATGCTGAGAATATTAGTTTCAGTTCTCTTGGTAACTATGTTGCTACTCTTAAAGGTGGTAAGAACTATAACGGTATCTCCACAATCACTGAAGCAAATGCACTTAACTTAGATATTGGTGCTCTTGCAGAAGCATACGATTATCTTCGTAACCCAGAAGAAATCGATGTTGACTTCCTACTTCAAGGTTGCTCAAACCACGGTAAGAATGAAACACAAGCATTGGGTAATAAACTAATTGAGATTGCAGAGTTCAGAAAGGATGCAATTGCATTCCTATCACCTTGGAGAGGATGCTTCCTAAGTGCCTCTGGAGATGGTGAGTCACTTCAATTGAAGACAGACACTGTAACTGACAATCTTGTCAATTACTTCTCCCCAATCACATCAAGTTCCTATGCTGTTCTTGATAGTGGTTACAAGTACATGTACGACAGATTTAATCAGCAATTCCGTTATGTTCCAATGAACGGAGACATCGCTGGTACATGTGCAAGGAACGACATTAACAACTTCCCTTGGTTCTCACCAGGCGGAACCGCTAGAGGAGCAATCCTTAATGCAGTTAAACTAGCATACACACCTAATAAAGTACATAGGGACAAACTGTACTCTAACAGAATTAACCCAATCATCACATCCCCTGGAGCAGGTATTATCCTCTTCGGTGATAAGACTGGATTGGGTAGGTCTTCTGCCTTTGATCGTATCAATGTTCGCAGATTGTTTATCTTCCTTGAGAAAGCAATCGCTGCTGCTGCTAAAGACATACTGTTTGAATTCAACGATGAGATCACAAGGATCAACTTTATCAATATTGTTGAACCATTCCTTCGTGATGTACAGTCTAAGCGTGGTATTCAAGACTTCATCGTTATTTGCGATGAGACCAACAATACCCCTTCTATTATTGACAGCAACGAGTTTGTTGCTGATGTCTACATCAAACCAGCAAGGTCTATTAACTTCATCGGACTAACATTTGTTGCTACACGCACAGGTGTTTCCTTCGACGAAGTTATCGGTAAGGTCTAATTATTAATCAACTTTAGGTAAAAGACTAATGGCAATCAATTCCCAAAACCCGCCAAAGACTTCGGATAGGACTATCGATAAGTTCAAGTCGAGGTTGACGGGTGGTATTGCAA